AGTGAAATACCTCCCTTTTGTGATTTTATCTGTTTGTCGACTTTTTGTGTTGGTGGTGAGTGTTGTGCAGCCTGAGCTTCCTGAGGGGCATGACTGGTGTGGGGAGACGCGTCGTTGGTGGCGTGTGTGGGGTGAGGATAGTCGCGCGCAGTATGTGTCTGATGAGGAGTGGCTGTTTCTCATGGATGCTGCGGTGATTCATGATGTGGTGTGGAGTGAGGGTCGCGCGGATTTGGTGGCTTCGCTTCGTGCTCATGTGAAGGCGTTTATGGGCATGTTGGATCGTTATTCGGTTGATGTGGCGTCTGGTGGTCGCGGTAATGGTTCTGCTGTGGCGATGATTGACAGGTATCGGAAGCGTAGGGGGGCTTGAGTAGGTGTCTGGTGTTGTTGGGTCTCAGGTTCCTCGTCATCGTGTGGCTGCGGCGTATCAGGTGACTGCTGGCGGGGATGCTGGTGAGCTTGGTAGGGCGTATGGGTTGTCGCCTGATCCGTGGCAGCAGCAGGTGTTGGATGATTGGCTAGCAATTGGTAACAATGGCAGGCTTGCTTCGGGTGTGTGTGGGGTGTTTGTGCCTCGGCAGAATGGCAAGAATGCTATTTTGGAGATTGTGGAGTTGTTTAAGGTGACTATTCAGGGTCGCCGGATTTTGCATACTGCTCACGAGTTGAAGTCGGCTCGTAAGGCGTTTATGCGGTTGAGGTCGTTTTTTGAGAATGAGCGGCAGTTTCCGGATTTGTATCGTATGGTGAAGTCGATTCGTGCGACGAATGGTCAGGAGGCTATTGTGTTGCATCATCCGGATTGTGCCACGTTTGAGCGTAAGTGTGGCTGTCCGGGTTGGGGTTCGGTTGAGTTTGTGGCTCGTAGCCGGGGTTCGGCTCGCGGGTTTACTGTGGATGATTTGGTGTGTGATGAGGCTCAGGAGTTGTCGGATGAGCAGTTGGAGGCTTTGCTTCCTACTGTGAGCGCGGCGCCTTCGGGTGATCCGCAGCAGATTTTTTTGGGGACTCCGCCGGGGCCTTTGGCTGATGGGTCTGTTGTGTTGCGTCTTCGCGGGCAGGCGTTGTCTGGTGGTAAACGGATTGCGTGGACGGAGTTTTCGATTCCTGACGAGTCGGTTCCGGATGATTTGTCGCGGTCGTGGCGGAAGCTTGCGGGGGATACTAATCCGGCGTTGGGGCGTCGTCTGAATTTCGGGACCGTGAGCGATGAGCATGAGTCGATGTCTGCTGCCGGGTTTGCTCGGGAGCGGCTTGGCTGGTGGGATCGTGGCCAGTCTGCTGTGTCGGTGATACCGGCGGATAAGTGGGCTCAGTCTGCTGTCGATAATGTGGAGCTGACGGGCGGCATGGTGTTTGGTGTCTCGTTTTCTCGTTCGGGGGATCGGGTTGCTTTGGCGGGTGCCGGCCGAACCGATTCTGGGGTTCATGTTGAGGTTATTGATGGGCTGTCGGGAACGATTGTTGATGGTGTGGGCCGGTTGGCTGACTGGTTGGCGCTGCGTTGGGGTGACACGGAGCGGATCATGGTTGCCGGGTCTGGTGCGGTGTTGTTGCAGAAGGCGTTGACGGATCGTGGTATTCCGGGCCGTGGCGTGGTGGTTGCGGATACTGGGGTGTATGTGGAGGCGTGTCAGGCGTTTTTGGAGGGTGTGCGTTCGGGTGTTGTGTCTCATCCTCGTGCTGATTCTCGCCGTGACATGTTGGATATTGCTGTGAGGTCGGCTGTGCAGAAGCGTAAGGGTGCGGCGTGGGGTTGGGGTTCCTCGTTTAAGGATGGTTCTGAGGTACCGTTGGAGGCTGTGTCGTTGGCGTATCTTGGTGCGAAGATGGCGAAGACGAAGCGGCGTGAACGGTCTGGTAGGAAGCGGGTGTCTGTGGTATGAACGTGGACGAGTTGGCTCTGATTGAGGGCATGTACGATCGTATTAAGAGGTTGTCTTCGTGGCATTGTCGCATTGAGGGCTACTATGAGGGCTCTAGCCGGGTGCGTGATTTGGGGGTTGCTATTCCTCCCGAGTTGCAGCGTGTGCAGACTGTGGTGTCGTGGCCTGGTATAGCTGTGGATGCTTTGGAGGAGCGTCTGGATTGGCTTGGCTGGACTAATGGTGACGGCTACGGTCTGGATGGCGTGTATGCTGCGAATCGGCTTGCTACGGCTTCGTGTGATGTGCATTTGGATGCGCTGATTTTTGGTTTGTCGTTTGTGGCTGTTATTCCTCAAGAGGATGGGTCGGTGTTGGTTCGTCCGCAGTCGCCGAAGAATTGTACTGGCCGGTTTTCTGCTGATGGTTCTCGTTTGGATGCTGGTTTGGTGGTTCAGCAGACGTGTGCTCCTGAGGTTGTTGAGGCGGAGTTGTTGCTGCCTGATGTGATTGTTCAGGTGGAGCGGCGGGGTTCTCGTGAGTGGGTTGAGACGGGCCGTATCGTGAATAGTCTTGGTGCGGTTCCGCTTGTGCCTATTGTGAATCGTCGTCGTACTTCTAGGATTGATGGGCGTTCGGAGATTACGAGGTCTATTCGTGCCTACACTGATGAGGCTGTTCGCACGCTGCTTGGGCAGTCTGTGAATCGTGATTTTTATGCGTATCCTCAGCGTTGGGTGACGGGTGTGTCGGCTGACGAGTTTTCGCAGCCTGGCTGGGTGTTGTCGATGGCTTCGGTGTGGGCTGTGGATAAGGATGATGACGGTGACACGCCGAATGTGGGGTCGTTTCCGGTCAATAGCCCGACGCCGTATTCGGATCAGATGCGGCTGTTGGCGCAGTTGACTGCGGGTGAGGCGGCTGTTCCTGAACGCTATTTCGGGTTTATTACATCTAACCCGCCTAGTGGGGAGGCTTTGGCTGCCGAGGAGTCGCGGCTTGTGAAGCGTGCTGAGCGGCGTCAAACATCGTTTGGCCAGGGCTGGCTGTCTGTCGGTTTCCTGGCTGCTAGGGCGCTCGATTCGAGTGTTGATGAGGCCGCGTTTTTCGGTGATGTGGGTTTGCGGTGGCGTGATGCTTCGACGCCGACTCGGGCTGCTACGGCGGATGCTGTGACGAAGCTTGTGGGTGCCGGTATTTTGCCTGCGGATTCTCGGACGGTGTTGGAGATGTTGGGCCTTGATGATGTGCAGGTTGAGGCTGTGATGCGTCATCGCGCCGAATCTGCGGATCCGTTGGCTGCGCTGGCTGGGGCTATTGCTCGACAAACTGGCGAGGTTTGATGAATGGTTTCGGGGGTTGAGTCGCGGTTGGCTGCTACCGGGTATCAGCGTGAGGCGGTCCGGTTTGCTGGAAGGTATGCGGGCTACTATACCGAGCTGGGTCGTTTGTGGCATTCTGGGAAGATGAGTGACACGCAGTATGTGCGTTTGTGTGTCGAGTTGGAGCGTGCCGGCCATGACGGTTCAGCAGTTATGGCGGGCAAGTTCGTGTCGGATTTTCGGAAGCTTAACGGTGTGGATCCTGGTTTGATCGTGTATGACGAGTTTGATGCTGCCGCCGCGTTGGCTCGGTCTATTTCGACCACGAAGATTCTTAAGAGTGACCCGGATAAAGCCCACGATACTATTGATGATATGGCGGTCGGGTTTAATCGGGCTGTGTTGAATGCTGGCCGTGACACGGTTGAGTGGTCGGCGGGTGCTCAGGGCAGGTCGTGGCGTCGTGTCACGGATGGGGATCCGTGTGCTTTTTGTGCCATGTTGGCTACGAGGTCGGATTATACGACCAAGGAAAGGGCGCTCACTACGGGTCATACTCGGCGTCATAAGCGTGGTAGTAAGCGTCCGCTTGGCTCCAGGTATCATGATCATTGTGGCTGTACGGTGGTTGAGGTTGTGGGGCCGTGGGAGCTCAATAAGGCGGATGCAGGGTATCAGAGGACGTATGAGAAGGCTCGTGAGTGGGTTGATGATCATGGTTTGTCGCAGTCGCCTAGTAATATTTTGAAGGCTATGCGTACTGTTGGCGGCATGAGATGATCGATGGTTTCCGGTTGTGCACTGCCGGTTATCGGTGTACAGGTTGTCTCCCGCACGGGGGGCAGCAAGTTAGTGTTGTTTTCCGCAAGGAGTAAAAGGTTAGGCTATGGCCGATCAAAACATTGAAGAACAAAACGTCAACAATAATGAAGATGAGGTTCCCGAAAAGGGTGATGTTGTTGACACAGTAAAGGATGATCAAAGCAGGCAGACAGGCGATCAGTCGAAGAATGAAGACAGTGGTAAGCCGTCTGGGACTGATTGGAAGGCGGAGGCTCGCAAATGGGAGTCTCGTGCTAAAAGCAATTTTGCTGAGCTAGAGAAGCTTCGCTCCACCGATGATAATTCAGAGTCTACTATTGATGGTCTTCGTCGTAAAAACGAGGAACTTGAGAGTAGGCTGAACGAGCTTGTTTTGGAGGGTGTGAAGCGTGAGGTGGCCACCGAGTATGGCCTTTCGGCTGATGCTGTAGCTTTCTTGTCTGGTGGTGATCGCGAGTCACTCGCCGAGTCTGCTAAAGCCCTCAAGGGGCTGATTGACCATAGTGGTAGTGGTGGCGCTGGTGTGCGCCGTCTTGCGGGGAGTGCCCCCGTGATAGATGAGAAGCATCGCGAGGGTGTCGCTTTCGTGGATGCTCTTGTCAATAATTCTAGGAGATGATTTATCATGGCTGACGATTTTCTTTCTGCAGGGAAGCTTGAGCTTCCTGGTTCTATGATTGGTGCGGTTCGTGACCGTGCTATCGATTCTGGTGTGCTGGCTAAGCTGTCGCCGGAGCAGCCTACTATTTTCGGGCCTGTGAAGGGTGCTGTTTTCAGTGGTGTTCCGCGCGCTAAGATTGTTGGTGAGGGCGAGGTTAAGCCGTCTGCTTCTGTTGATGTTTCTGCGTTTACTGCGCAGCCTATCAAGGTTGTGACTCAGCAGCGCGTGAGCGACGAGTTTATGTGGGCTGACGCCGATTACCGTCTGGGTGTGCTTCAGGATCTGATTTCCCCGGCTCTGGGTGCCTCTATTGGTCGCGCTGTTGATCTTATTGCTTTTCATGGTGTTGATCCGGCTACGGGTAAGCCGGCTGCTGCTGTCAAGGTGTCGCTTGATGAGACGTCGAAGACGGTTGATGCTACGGATTCCGCCACGACCGATCTGGTTAAGGCTGTCGGCCTGATTGCGGGTGCTGGTTTGCAGGTTCCTAACGGTGTCGCCCTGGATCCGGCGTTCTCGTTTGCGCTGTCTACCGAGGTTTATCCGAAGGGGTCTCCGCTTGCCGGTCAGCCGATGTATCCTGCCGCCGGGTTTGCTGGCCTGGATAATTGGCGTGGCCTGAATGTTGGTGCTTCTTCGACTGTTTCGGGTGCCCCTGAGATGTCGCCTGCCTCTGGTGTTAAGGCTATTGTTGGTGATTTCTCTCGTGTCCATTGGGGTTTCCAGCGTAACTTCCCGATCGAGCTGATCGAGTATGGCGATCCGGATCAGACTGGCCGTGACCTTAAGGGCCATAATGAGGTTATGGTTCGCGCCGAGGCTGTCCTGTATGTGGCTATCGAGTCGCTTGATTCGTTTGCTGTTGTGAAGGAGAAGGCTTCCCCGAAGCCTAATCCGCCGGCTGAGAACTGATTTATTGTAGCGGTGATGTGTACATGTGCAGGGGGTGGTGTTGATGGGTATCATTTTGAGGCCTGAGGATATTGAGCCTTTCGCTGATATTCCTAAAGAGAAGCTTGAGGCGATGATTGCTGATGTGGAGGCTGTTGCTGTCAGTGTCGCCCCCTGTATCGCTAAACCGGGATTCAAATACAAGGATGCTGCTCGGGCTATCCTTCGTCGTGCTTTGCTGCGCTGGAATGATACCGGGGTTTCGGGTCAGGTGCAGTATGAGTCTGCGGGTCCATTCGCCCAGACTACACGGTCTAATACTCCCACGAACTTGTTGTGGCCTTCTGAGATTGCTGCGTTGAAGAAGTTGTGCGACGAGAGTGGTGGCGTCGGTAAAGCGTTCACGATCACACCCACGATCCGTGGTGGATATGCTCATTCTGATGTGTGTTCTACTGTGTGGGGTGAGGGTTGTTCGTGCGGATCGGATATTAACGGCTGCGATGGTCCTTTGTGGGAGATATAGGATGACTGGTTTTCCTTACGGTGAAACGGTTGTGATGCTTCAACCGACTGTTCGTGTCGATGATTTGGGCGACAAGGTTGAGGATTGGGGTCATCCTGTAGAAACCGTGTACCATAATGTGGCCATCTATTCTTCTGTGTCGCAGGAGGATGAGGCCGCTGGTCGTGACTCGGATTATGAGCATTGGTCGATGCTTTTTAAGAAGCCTGTCAAGGATGCTGGTTATCGGTGTCGTTGGCGTATTCGGGGTGTTGTGTGGGAGGCTGACGGGTCTCCTATGGTGTGGCATCATCCGATGTCTGGCTGGAATGCTGGTACGCAGGTTAATGTGAAGCGTAAGAAGGGCTGATTTTTTGTGGCTCAGAATGTTGATGTGAAGCTTAATTTGCAGGGTATCCGTGAGGTGTTGAAGTCTTCGGGGGTGCAGGGCATGTTGGCTGAGCGTGGCGAGCGTGTCAAGCGTGCCGCGTCGGCGAATGTGGGCGGTAACGCGTTTGATAAGGCACAGTATCGTGGCGGGTTGTCGTCGGAGGTGCAGGTTCACCGCGTTGAGGCTGTGGCCAGGATTGGCACCACTTATAAGGGTGGCAAAAGGATTGAGGCGAAGCATGGCACGTTGGCGAGGTCGATTGGGGCTGCGTCGTGATCGTCTACGGTGACCCAAGAGTATGGGCTAAAAGGGTTATTGCGGATGATGGCTGGCTGTCTGATATACCGTGTACGGGGACTGTTCCTGACCGGTTTGAGGGTGACCTGATCTGGTTGGCGTTGGATGGCGGCCCCGAGTTGCATGTGCGTGAGCGTGTTTTTTTGCGCGTGAATGTGTTTTCTGACACGCCGGATCGTGCCATGTCTCTGGCTCGCCGTGTTGAGGCTGTGCTGTCTGATGGTGTGGATGGGGATCCGGTGGTGTTTTGTAGGCGTTCTACGGGTCCTGATTTGTTGGTTGATGGCGCACGTTTTGATGTGTATTCGCTGTTTGAGCTGGTGTGCCGTCCTGTCGAATCCGAGTAAACGTATTTGTTTTCTATATTTTGTTTTTGTTTGATTATTTTTGGGGGTTGTGATGGCTGCTACACGTAAAGCGTCTAATGTTCGCTCGGCTGTTACCGGTGACGTCTATATTGGTGCTGCGCATGCTGGTGACACTATTGATGGTGTTGGGAAGATTCCTGACGGTCTTACCGCTTTAGGGTACCTGTCGGATGATGGGTTTAAGATTAAGCCTGAGCGTAAAACGGATGATTTGAAGGCTTGGCAGAATGCGGATGTTGTTCGCACTGTGGCTACCGAGTCGTCTATCGAGATTTCTTTCCAGTTGATCGAGTCGAAGAAGGAAGTTATTGAACTGTTTTGGCAGTCGAAGGTTACTGCCGGAGCTGATTCGGGTGTTTTCGATATTTCACCAGGCGCCACAACAGGTGTTCATGCTCTGTTGATGGATATTATTGATGGTGATCAGGTTATTCGCTACTATTTCCCTGAGGCTGAGCTTGTTGATCGTGACGAGATTAAGGGCAAGAATGGCGAGGTTTACGGGTATGGTGTGACGTTGAAGGCGTATCCTGCCCAGATTAATAAGAAGGGTGATGCGGTGTCTGGTCGAGGGTGGATGACGGCTTTAAAAGCTGATACTCCTCCGGTTCCGCCGAAGCCTCCGAAGCCTGAGCCGGATCCTAATCCGCCGTCCGATAACTGAGACACGATTTTAAGGGATTGTTGATAGATGAGTGACACTGGTTTCACGCTAAAGATTGGTGACCGTAGCTGGGTGTTGGCTGATGCGGAGGAGACGGCGCAGGCTGTTCCTGCCCGTGTTTTTCGCCGTGCCGCGAAGATTGCCCAGTCGGGGGAGTCTGCGGATTTCGCCCAGGTTGAGGTGATGTTTTCGATGTTGGAGGCTGCCGCCCCGGCTAATGCTGTGGAGGCTTTGGAGGGGCTTCCTATGGTTCGTGTTGCCGAGATTTTCCGTCAGTGGATGGAATACAAGCCTGACGGAAAAGGTGCTTCCCTGGGGGAATAATTTGGCTCCACGGCCTGATTGATGATTATCGTGGGGCCATCGAATATGATTGGAGGACCCGGTTCGGTTGCTCGGTTTATGATGTTGGTGGCCCGGTGATGTGTTGGGGTGAGGCTGTCCGGCTGGCTGGCGTGTTGTGTACCGATACGTCTAGCCAGTTGGCGGCCCATCTTAATGGTTGGCAGCGCCCGTTTGAGTGGTGTGAGTGGGCGGTGTTGGATGTGTTGGATCATTACAGGTCTGCTAATAGTGAGGGGCAGCCGGAGCCTGTGGCGAGGCCTACGGATGAGCGTAGGGCCAGGTTTACGTCTGGGCAGGTGGACGATATTTTGGCGCGTGTTCGTGCTGGTGGCGGGGTGTCTCGCGAGATTAATATTATGGGGTGAATAGTTTATGTCTGGTGAGATTGCTTCCGCATATGTGTCGTTGTATACGAAGATGCCCGGTTTGAAGGCTGATGTTGGTAAACAGCTTTCCGGGGTTATGCCGGCGGAGGGTCAGCGTTCGGGTAGTCTTTTTGCTTCCGGGATGAAGTTGGCTTTGGGTGGTGCCGCGATGATGGGTGCCATCAATGTTGCCAAGAAGGGTCTCAAGTCTATCTATGATGTGACTATTGGTGGCGGTATTGCTCGCGCTATGGCTATCGATGAGGCTCAGGCTAAATTGACTGGTTTGGGTCACACGTCTTCTGACACGTCTTCGATTATGAATTCGGCTATTGAGGCTGTGACTGGTACGTCGTATGCGTTGGGGGATGCGGCGTCTACTGCGGCTGCTTTGTCTGCTTCTGGTGTGAAGTCTGGCGGGCAGATGACTGATGTGTTGAAGACTGTCGCGGATGTGTCTTATATTTCTGGTAAGTCGTTTCAGGATACTGGCGCTATTTTCACGTCGGTTATGGCTCGCGGTAAGTTGCAGGGCGATGACATGTTGCAGCTTACTATGGCGGGTGTTCCTGTCCTGTCTTTGCTTGCCAGGCAGACGGGTAAAACGTCTGCTGAGGTGTCGCAGATGGTGTCGAAGGGGCAGATCGATTTTGCCACGTTTGCGGCTGCGATGAAGCTTGGCATGGGTGGTGCTGCGCAGGCGTCTGGTAAGACGTTTGAGGGCGCTATGAAGAATGTTAAGGGCGCCCTGGGCTATCTGGGTGCCACGGCTATGGCCCCGTTTCTTAACGGCCTGCGGCAGATTTTTGTTGCGTTGAATCCGGTTATCAAATCTGTCACGGATTCTGTTAAGCCGATGTTTGCGTCGGTGGATCAGGGTATTCAGCGTGTGATGCCGTCTATTTTGGCGTGGATTAATCGTATGCCGGCTATGATCACTCGAATGAATGCACAGATGCGCGCCAAGGTGGAGCAGTTGAAGGGCATTTTTGCGAGGTTGCATTTGCCTGTCCCGAAGGTGAATTTGGGTGCCATGTTTGCTGGCGGCACCGCAGTGTTTGGTATTGTTGCTGCGGGTGTGGGGAAGCTTGTTGCAGGGTTTGCCCCGTTGGCGGTTGCGTTGAAGAATTTGTTGCCGTCGTTTGGTGCTTTGAAGGGTGCCGCCGGGGGGCTTGGCGGCGTGTTTCGGGCGCTTGGTGGCCCTGTCGGTATTGTGATCGGCTTGTTTGCGGCCATGTTTGCTACGAACGCCCAGTTCCGTGCCGCTGTTATGCAGCTTGTGGCTGTGGTTGGTCAAGCCTTGGGGCAGATAATGGCCGCTATTCAGCCGCTGTTTGGTTTGGTGGCTGGTGTTGTGGCCCAGTTGACGCCAGTTTTTGGCCAGATTATTGGTATGGTGGCTGGTTTGGCTGCCCAGCTTGTGCCTTTGATTAGTATGCTTGTTGCCCGGCTGGTTCCTGTGATCACGCAGATTATTGGTGCGGTGACACAGGTTGCTGCCATGCTGCTGCCAGCACTGATGCCGGTTATTCAGGCGATTGTTGCTGTGATACGTCAGGTTGTTGCGGTTGTGTCGCAGTTGGTGCCTGTTTTGATGCCTGTGATTCAGCAGATTTTGGGTGCCGTGATGTCTGTTTTGCCGCCGATTATTGGTTTGATACGGTCGCTTATACCAGTCATCATGTCGATTATGCGTGTGGTGGTTCAGGTTGTTGCGGTTGTAATACAGGTGGTGGCCCGTATTCTTGCGGTTGTGGCACCGATGGTGACAGCGGTTGTTGGGTTTGTTGCCCGTATTGTTGGTGCTGTTGTGTCGGCTGTTGCCCGTGTTATTGCTGCTGTTGCCCGTGTTGTCGGGTGGGTTGTGGCCCATTTTGTGTCGGGGTTGGCACGCATGGGTTCGGTTATTCAGGCTGGCTGGAATCATATTAGGGCGTTTACGTCTGCGTTTATTAACGGTTTCAAGTCGATTATTTCTGGCGGTGTGAATGCTGTTGTTGGGTTTTTTGCGCGGCTTGGTTCGTCGGTTGCTTCTCATGTGAGGTCCGGGTTTAACGCTGCGAGGGGTGCCGTTTCTTCCGCCATGGGTGGGATTCGGAGTGTGGTGTCTTCGGTGGCTTCTGCTGTTGGCGGGTTCTTCAGCTCTATGGCGTCTAGGGTTCGGAATGGTGCTGTGCGCGGGTTTAATGGGGCCAGGAATGCGGCGTCTAGCGCGATGCATGCTATGGGCTCGGCTGTGTCTAGCGGCGTGCATAGTGTGCTGGGTTTTTTCCGGAATCTGCCTGGTAATATTCGGCATGCTCTCGGTAATATGGGGTCTTTGTTGGTGTCGGCTGGCCGTGACGTGGTGTCTGGTTTGGGTAATGGTATCCGGAATGCTATGAGTGGCTTGTTGGATACGGTGCGTAACATGGGTTCTCAGGTTGCGAGTGCTGCTAAGTCGGTGTTGGGTATTCATTCGCCGTCTCGGGTGTTTCGTGACGAGGTTGGTCGGCAGGTTGTTGCCGGTTTGGCTGAGGGGATCACCGGAAATGCGGGTTTGGCGTTGGATGCTATGTCTGGTGTTGCTTCGCAGCTTCCGGATGCTGTGGATGCCCGGTTTGGTGTGCGATCGTCTGTGGGCTCGTTTACCCCGTATGGCAGGTATCAGCGTATGAGCGAGAAGAGTGTTGTGGTGAATGTTAACGGCCCGACGTATGGGGATCCGAACGAGTTTGCGAAGCGGATTGAGCGGCAGCAGCGTGACGCTTTGAATGCGTTGGCTTACGTGTGATTGGGGGTGTGGTTCATGTTTATTCCTAACCCGTCTGATCGTGCCGGTTTGACGGTGGATTGGACGATGTTGCCGTTGATTGGTAATGATCCGGAGCGTGTGCTTCATTTGACGGATTATACCGGGTCGTCTCCTGTCATGTTGTTGAATGATTCGTTGCGCGGTTTGGGTGTTCCTGAGGTTGAGCATTTTTCTCAAACTCATGTTGGGGTGCACGGCTCGGAGTGGCGCGGGTTTAATGTGAAGCCCCGCGAGGTGACGTTGCCTGTCTTGGTTTCGGGTGTTGACCCGGATCCTGCGGGCGGGTTTCGTGACGGTTTTTTGAAAGCCTATGACGAGTTGTGGTCTGCGTTTCCCCTGGGCGAGGTGGGGGAGTTGTCTGTGAAGACTCCTGCCGGTGTTGAGCGTGTGCTAAGGTGTCGGTTTGATTCGGTGGATGACACGTTTACGGTTGATCCGGTGAATCGTGGCTATGCGCGTTATGTGCTTCATTTGACAGCCTATGACCCGTTTTGGTATGGGGATGAGCAAAAGTTTCGTTTCAGTAACGCGAAGTTGCAGGATTGGCTGGGTGGCGGCCCTGTAGGCAAAAACGGGACTGCGTTTCCGGTGGTGTTGACGCCTGGTGTTGGTTCGGGTTGGGATAACCTGTCGAATAAGGGTGATGTGCCTGCGTGGCCTGTGATTCGTGTTGAGGGGCCTTTGGATTCGTGGTCTGTGCAGATTGATGGTTTGCGTGTGTCATCAGACTATCCTGTTGAGGAGTTTGATTGGATCACGATTGATACGGATCCTCGCAAACAGTCTGCGTTGTTGAACGGGTTTGAGGATGTGATGGATCGTTTGAAGGAGTGGGAGTTTGCGCCTATTCCGCCAGGCGGTTCTAAGAGTGTGAATATTGAGATGGTTGGTTTGGGTGCCATTGTTGTGTCGGTGCAGTACAGGTTTTTGAGGGCTTGGTGAATAGTTGATGGCTGGTCTTGTCCCGCAGATAACATTGTTTACGCCAGACTATCGTCGTGTGGCGCCTATCAATTTTTTTGAGTCGCTAAAGTTGTCGTTGAAGTGGAATGGTTTGTCGACGCTGGAGTTGGTGGTGTCGGGGGATCATTCCAGGCTTGACGCGTTGACGAAGCCGGGTGCACGCCTTGTTGTCGATTATGGTGGTGGCCAGATTTTTTCTGGGCCTGTGCGTAAAGTGCATGGTGTGGGTCCTTGGCGGTCTTCGAGGGTGACTATCACGTGTGAGGATGATATTCGGCTGTTGTGGCGTATGTTGATGTGGCCTGTGAATTATCGTCCCGGTTTGGTGGGTTCGGAGTGGCGTGCCGACCGTGATTATGCCCACTATTCGGGTGCGGCGGAGTCGGTGGCTAAGCAGGTGTTGGGGGATAATGCGTGGCGTTTTCCGCCAGGTTTATTTATGATGGATAATGAGAGTCGTGGCCGCTATATTAAGGATTTTCAGGTGCGGTTTCACGTGTTTGCCGATAAATTATTGCCGGTGTTGTCGTGGGCTCGGATGACTGTTTCGGTGAATCAGTTTGAGGATAAGGTGAATGATCAGCGGGGTTTAGTGTTTGATTGTGTGCCCGCGGTGACGCGTAGCCATGTGTTGACTGCCGAGTCGGGTTCGATTGTGTCGTGGGAGTATGTGCGTGACGCCCCTAAGGCTACGTCGGTGGTTGTTGGTGGCCGCGGCGAGGGAAAAGATCGGCTGTTTTGTGAGGATGTTGATTCGATGGCTGAGGGGGATTGGTTTGATCGTGTCGAGGTGTTTAAGGATGCCCGTAACACGGATTCTGAGAAGGTGTCTCTCTTCGATGAGGCTGAGCGGGTGTTGTCCGAGTTAGGGGCCACGTCGGGGTTTAAGATTGAGTTGGCTGAGTCGGATGTGTTGCGTTTCGGGCCAGGCAATCTGATGCCGGGTGATCTTATCTATGTGGATGTGGGTTCTGGCCCTATTGCGGAGATTGTTCGGCAGATTGATGTGGAGTGTGATTCGCCTGGTGACGGGTGGACGAAAGTGACTCCTGTTGCCGGTGATTATGAGGATAATCCGTCAGCATTGTTGGCTCGCCGTGTGGCTGGTTTGGCTGCTGGTGTGCGGGATTTGCAAAAATTCTAGAATTTGGGGGGTTTGTTGTGGCTATTGTGTGCAAGGGTTTTGATGGTGTGTTGACCGAGTTTGATTGGGCTCAAATGTCTGGTCTGATGGGTAATATGCCGTCGGTTAAGGGGCCGGACGATTTTCGTGTGGGCACGACGATTCAGGGTGCCACGGTGTTGTGTGAGGTTTTGCCGGGTCAGGCTTGGGCTCACGGGGTGATGTGCACGTCGAATAGTGTTGAGACGGTGACAGGGCAGCTGCCTGGGCCGGGGGAGACCCGCTACGACTATGTGGTCCTGTCGCGGGATTGGGAGCAAAACACGGCCAAGTTGGAGATTGTTCCTGGGGGTCGTGCGGAGCGTGCCCGTGACGTGTTGAGGGCCGAGCCTGGCGTGTACCATCAGCAGTTGTTGGCTACTTTGGTGGTGTCGTCTAACGGGTTGCAGCAGCAGTTGGATAGGCGTGCCGTGGCGGCTAGGGTGGCGTTTGGCGAGTCTGCTGCGTGTGACCCTACCCCTGTGGAGGGTGACCGTGTGATGGTTCCTTCGGGGGCCGTGTGGGCTAACCATGCCAACGAGTGGATGCTGTTGTCTCCGCGGATTGAGACGGGTTCGAAGTCGATCATGTTTGGCGGGTCTGCTGTGTATGCTTACACGATCCCGTTTGATCGCCAGTTCAGTAGTCCGCCTGTTGTGGTGGCGTCTATGGCTACGGCGGCTGGGGGTACGCAGCAGATTGATGTGAAAGCTTACAATATTACTAGCAAGGATTTTGGTTTGGCGTTTATCACGAATGATGGGTCTAAGCCGAATGGTGTGTCCGCTGTTGCGAATTGGATAGCTGTGGGCGTGTGACCGTGTTGAGGCTGTGGTGGCGGTTGGTGTAATGTTGGGGGGCTGTGGTGTCGTGGTTTACTCCTGCACTGGTGGCCTCTATTTGTACCGCGTTGGCTACTGTTTTGGGTTCGGTTCAGGCTGTCACATCCCGGTCTAGGAAGCGTTTGCGTCGGCTGTCGGCGCAGGTTGATGCGATGGAAGAGTATATGTGGGGTGTGCGGCGTGAGGTTCGCCGGTTTAACTCGAGGCTTCCCGACAGTGTTGATCCGCTTGTTTTGCCTGATCCGCCCGGGTTTTTGCGGGATTCGTTGGGGGGTGAGTGATGAGGGAGTTGGAGGAAGAAAAAAGGCAGCGCCGCAATTTTGAGAAGGCTTCCCTGATACTGTTGTTTTTGTCGCTTGTGCTGTTGGCGATAGTGGCTGGGGGTGCTTTGCGGTACGGGTCTGTGGCTTCGCAGCGGGATTCGGAGCAGGCCCGGGCCGAGTCGAATGGTACGGCTGCTAAGGGTTTAGCCAGCCGCGTGAAGCGGGTGTGTGCGCAGGGCGGCCAGGAGTCGGTGCGGCTTCACCGGTCTGGTTTGTGTGTGGATGCTGCGCGTACTGAGCGGAGTGTGCAGGGTGTGCCGGGTCCTGCCGGTGAGCGCGGCCCGCAAGGGCCCGCCGGCGCTGATGGCAAGGATGGCAGCAATGGTTCGGCTGGGCTGGTTGGCCCTGTTGGTCCGCAGGGTTCCCCGGGTTTGAATGGTGTGAACGGTCCTGACGGGTTGCCTGGGGCTAACGGGTCGGATGGCCGTGATGGTGTTCCTGGCCGTGCAGGTGCGGACGGCGTGAACGGATCTGATGGTAAAGATGGCGCGAATGGCGCCGATGGTGAGCGCGGTGCTGTGGGGCCTTCCGGTCCTGCCGGACCCCAAGGTGCACAGGGTGAACGAGGTGAGCGCGGCCCCGCCGGTGTTAACGGGGCTGATGGTAAAGACGGTAAGGATGGCCGCTCGGTGGTGTCTGTGTACTGCTCGGAGGGCCGCCTGTTTGTGAAATATAGTGACGGTGTGGCTTCCACGATATCGGGTTCGGTGGCCTGCCAGAAGGTGAAACCGTCTCCTGTGGCTACCGTGTCATCCCACAAATAAAAGATAGAAAAGGAGTGACTTATGTCGATGGTGTTTGGGGGTGGTGTGTGGTGAGATACATTCCTGCGGCGCATCATTCGGCTGGTTCGAATAGTCCGGTGAATAGGGTTGTGATTCATGCGACGTGCCCGGATGTGGGGTTTCCGTCCGCCTCCCGTAAGGGTAGGGCTGTTTCTACGGCAAACTATTTTGCTTCCCCATCGTCGGGTGGTTCTGCGCATTACGTCTGCGATATTGGGGAGACGGTGCAGTGCTTGTCTGAGTCTACGATTGGCTGGCATGCCCCGCCGAATCCGCATTCTTTGGGTATAGAGATTTGCGCGGATGGGGGTTCGCATGCCTCGTTCCGGGTTCCGGGGCATGCTTATACTCGTGAGCAGTGGCTTGACCCCCGGGTTTGGCCTGCGGTGGAGAAGGCTGCTGTCCTGTGCCGGCGGTTGTGTGACAAATATAATGTTCCGAAGAGGAAACTGTCGGCTGCCGATTTGAAGGCTGGCAGGCGGGGTGTGTGTGGCCATGTGGATGTTACGGATGCGTGGCATCAGTCGGATCATGATGATCCGGGGCCGTGGTTTCCGTGGGACAGATTTATGGCCGTAGTCTGCGGCGGTAGTAGTGATAGTGGGGAGTTAACTGTGGCTGATGTGAAAGCCTTGCATGATCAGATTAAACAATTGTCTGCCCAGCTTACTGGTTCGGTGAATAAGCTGCACCATGATGTTGGTGTGGTGCAGGTGCAGAATGGTGATTTGGGTAAACGTGTCGATGCTTTAGCGTGGGTGAAGAATCCTGTGACCGGGAAGCTGTGGCGTACTAAGGATGCTTTGTGGAGTGTCTGGTATTACGTGTTGGAGTGTCGTAGCCGCATCAGTAGGCTGGAGTCTGCTGTCAACGATTTAAAGAAGTGATGTGTTGTGGGTAAACAGTTTTGGTTGGGTTTGTTTGAGCGTGCCCTGAAAACTTTTATTCAAACGTTTGTTGCTGTGCTTGGGGTTACTGCGGGTGTCACCTATACGGCGGAGTCGTTTCGCGGTTTGCCGTGGGAGTCTGCCCTGATTACGGCCGGGGTGGCCGCGGTGCTGTCGGTTGCCACCTCGTTTGGTAGCCCGTCGTTTGTGGCTGGTAAGCCGAAGACTACGGTTGTGGATGCCGGGCTTGTTCCACCCGATGATACCGGTTTGATAGAACCGCATGCGGTGGATGTGTCTGATCCTGGCATGATCGAGCCTGTGGATGATGCGGATGTTGCCGGCTATGTGCCGAGGCGTGCATCTGAGTCGGAGGTTGGCACAGTAGAGTCTACTGTTGTGTGACAAGTGAATATTGATAAAGGTGTGCCCCAGTAGTGCTGCCATGTGTGTGGTGGCTGCTGCTGGGGCACACCTTTTTGTGTCTACAGGGGTTTTACAGGTTGTCGTCTAGGGTGTCTTCGAGTGTCTGGTGTAGGAGGGCGCATTCGGCGAGGGTGTTTTTAGCCTGGTCGGCAATGTTTTCGTTGGATGATGCCGGGATGGTTGTCGCGGTGATTGTAGATGGCTTCCAGAATGTTGTCTGCCAGGGTGGCGAGTTTTAGGGCCTGGTAGGTGAGGATTTCTAGCTCGTCTAGGGCGGCCTGGCTAGCCTCCGGCTGCCGGTTGTCCGGATGTTCTGCAAGGTTGCAGTCCCACAGGATTTCTTGGCATGCATCCCTGGTGTCTGCGTCCACATCGATGTCGTCTAGGCTGACACCGTTGGCGTTGAGGCTGATGTTGTCGAGGTTGATGGGAACCAGATATTCGCTGCTGATGCTGCAGGTGATGTTTGCGAGTTCTGTCATGTTTCGTGGCTGCTGCTGTATGATGCGGCGGGCCGCGGTTTTGAGGGCTGTGACTGTTCGGTGTCTGTTACTGGGCATCGTTTCTATTCTTCTTCCCCGGTGTAGCTGGTGGTGTTGGTGTACTGGGTGAGTGTGATCAGGCACTGGTCGGCCCACTGTTTCACCGTCTGCCGTGTCACACCCAATCGTTGGGCTGCCACCGAATAGGTTTGATCATACCCGTATACTTCACGGAATGCTGCCAACCTGGCTAAATGTTTTCGCTGCATGGATGGTTCGCAGGAGAGCGTGTAGTCGTCGATGGCCAGTTGTAGATCGATCATGGCTACAATGTTGTTGCCGTGGTGTTGTGGCGCGGTTGGTGGGGGTGGCATGCCCGGCTCTACACTCGGTTTCCATGGACCGCCGTTCCAGATCCATTGGGCTGCCTGAATAATGTCGGCTGTGGTGTAGGTTTGGTTCACTGGTCACCCCTTGAACAGGTTGTCGAGGTCATCTGGGTTGCTGCTGTTGGTGTTTGTGGTGTCGAATCGTCCTACGCAGTGGCAGTAGTCGTACATGAGTTTGATGATGTGTTGGTGGTCGCCGAGATAGGTGTTGCCGCTGATGCTGTAGGTGGCGGTTCCGTCTTTGCTGATGGTGTATTTGGCGGTGATGGTGTCTGGTGTTTCGGTGTTGGTGATGATTGCTGTGGTGGTGGTGCCTACTGTTTGTAGTACGGTGGTTTGGGTGCCGTCGTCGAGGGTGGTTGTGACCATGAGTGTTCTCCTTTAGATGCTTGTTTGGTTGTCGGCTAGATGAATAATATCGGATAAAGGTTTCGGCTGGTCGAGGTGCTGTATGGTTTTGTTGGCTAAACGTTTGGCTACCCTGTAGCACATTTTAGTATAGTGTTTGTTGTCTAGGTTGTGGTATTGTTCTCGCACCGCAATATATAGTAGGGAGTCTTGGTACAGGTCGTCTGCACTGATTGCGGGGTAGTGTGTGGCTACTTTGGTGCATGCCCGGTTGAGTGTGCGAAGATGATGGTCTGTAGCCCATCCCCACGATGCTGTGGTGGCCAGGTCTGCTTTTGTTGGTCGTCTGCTCATGACACTATTTCATCTCGCTATCTGGTAGTTGTTTGGTGTTTTGTTGTTGATAGTGTAGCACACGAGTCCTGGGTTACCGGTGGTGCCTGTGCGGTGCCGGTACCAGACGGATTCTCCTTCCATGGATGGGCATTGGATGAAGGTGCGTTGTCCTTGCTCGGAGATTTCTAGGTGGTGCCGGTGCCCGGCCATCAGGATGTGTGATGTGGTGCCGTTGTGGAATTCTTGGCCGCGCCACCATTCGTAGTGTTGGTTGTTGCGCCATTGGTGGCCGTGGGCGTGCAGTATCCGTGTGCCTGCCACGTCGACGGTGGTGGTCATTTCGTCCCTGTCGGGGAAAATGAACTGTATGTTGGGGTAGTTGTTGTTGAGCTGGTAGGCTTCGGCGATGGCCCGGCAGCAGTCCACGTCGAAGGAGTCATCGTAGGTGGTGACTCCTTTACCGAAGCGTACTGCTTCGCCGTGGTTGCCGGGGATGGAGGTTACGGTGACGTTGGCGCAGTGGTCGAACATGTGGACGAGTTGCATCATGGCCATGCGGGTCAACCGTATCTGCTCTGTCAAGGGTGTTTGTGTGCGCCAGGCGTTGTTGCCGCCTTGTGACACGTATCCTTCGATCATGTCGCCGAGGAATGCGATGTGGACTCGTCCGGGTTTTCCTGCCTGCTGCCAGTAGTGTTTAGCAGCTGTGAGGGAGTGCAAATAGTCGTCGGCGAAGTGGGATGTTTCTCCGCCGGGGATGCCTTTGCCGATTTGGAAGTCGCCTGCTCCTACCACGAACGCAACATTGTTGTTGCTGGTGGTATTGTCGGCTGGTTTGGGGGGCTGCCAGTCGGCTAGCTTGGCGACGAGTTCGTCTACAGGATAGGGATCTGCCGGGGGTTGGTGGTCGATGATTTTTTGTATTGATCGGCCGGTTTCTCCGTTGGGGAGTGTCCATTCAGAGATGCGTGTTCGTCGTACGGTTCCGTTGGTGAGGTTGTCGCAGATGGTGTCTGCTTCGTTGTTGTGTTGGGCTAGTTGGGTGAGTAGCCTGTCGATGTTGTCGATCATCGGTTGTCATCCCCTTTCTTATGGTCGAGTTTGCGTCTGTGGTCTTTGATGACGGTGGCTGATATGGGGTATCCGGCTTGGGTGAGCTGTTTTGCTAGCCATGATGCTGGAATGGACTTGTCGGCGAGCACGTCTGCAGCCTTGTTGCCGTAGCGTTGAATAAGGGTTTCAGTTTTGGTTGCCATGATATCCTAGGGGTTGTGTGGTGGGTTGCCATCCTGTGCGGCAGTCGCCGTCGTGTCCTGGTTTGCGTGTGCACCATGTGATGGTTCCGTCTGTGTGGTGGAGTGTTTTGCCGCACATGACGTTTTGTAGATGCTCCGGCAGTGCGCCGTCACCCTGGTTGCTGGTTTGTGTGTCGAAGAGTGTTTTCTGGTTGGTGAAATGCTCTGACACGGTGCCATTATGCACGGGTAGTATCCATGTTTTCCATTGTTGTTGTAGCCGGGTGTTCCAGTGGAATTGTTTGGCCGCGTTTTCGGCCTGTTTTAAGGTTTTGTAGTAGCCGACGAGTATGCGCTGATGCTGCTGGTCGGGCGGGTTTTGGCCTCGCCAATATTGTGCCGCCACGGCGTAGCGGTTGCTGGCTGTGAAGGCGTCCCAGCAGTATTCAATAATGTGTTGCAATATACTGTCTGGCAGGCTGTCTGGGTTGATGGTGGTGTTTTGGGCGATGATGTCACGGATGGCTTGCCGATTTCGGGTGGTGGGTTTGAACGAGATGCTCACGATAGTACCGGCTGGTCGTCTTGCATGAACTGGTTGAAGGTGTTGTTTCCGGCGTGTTGGGCTTGTGTGATGTCCTGGTCGGTCCAGTCGGGGTGTTGCTGTTTCAGATAGTGCCAGTGGCACGCATTGTAGGTTTCGTCTTGTAGCCGTGTGAGATGGTTTTCGGTGATGATTTGTTTCCACATTGTCCATGACACGTTGAGCCGTTTGAGCATGTCGATGGCTGGCACGTTGAAGGAGTTGAGGAACAGGATTTCGTGGGTGTAGTAGTTTTTCTCGTAGGCGTCCCATCCGCTTCGGTGCCTGTTGGGCTGGTTTTTGGGGTAGGCTTCCCGGCATACTTTGTGTAAACGTTTGGCCATGTCGTCGGGTAGTTTAATGTCGGGGTTGGCGCGGATCATGGATCGCATCCCATCATAGGTGGTGCCCCAGGTGTGCATGATGTAGGTGGGGTCTTCTCCGTCGGCCCATTTTTCTGCACAGATGGCGAGGCGGATACGCCTCCTGGCTGCTTGGCTAATGTTGCGCCGGTTGGGGATTGGGCACGCGTCGAGGGGATCCATGATGTTTTTTATGCCTTTCTTTGTTTGGGTTGCTTGTGTGGTTTTATTGTAGCACTGTGTTGAGGGCTTGTGTCAACCCTGTTTTGCCGGCCTGCAGATATGTGTCTGTGACATCCCCCAGGGTGAGGGGCACGTGGGTGGCTTGGGGGAGTGCTGTCTGGAGGGTTTGGGCCATCTTGTCTCCCGCGGGGTCGGGGTCTGACCAGATGTAGATCCGGTCGTAGCCTTCAAAAAATTTGGTCCAGAAAGTTTGCCACGAGGTTGCGCCGGGTATGGCGACGGCCGACCATCCGCATTGTTCAAGGATCATGGAGTCGAATTCGCCTTCGCAAATGTGCATTTCGGCTGCCGGGTTGGCCATGGCGGCCATGTTGTAGATGGATCCTGTGTCCCCGGCTGGGGTTAGGTATTTGGGGTGGTTGTGGGTTTTGCAGTCGTGCTGGAGTGAGCAGCGGAAACGCATTTTTCGTATTTCGGCTGGCCCGTCCCAGGTGGGGTACATGTAGGGGATGGTGATGCACTGGTTGTAGTTTTCGTGGCCTGGGATGGGGTCATTGTCGATGTATCCAAGGTGGTGGTAGCGGGCTGTTTCTTCGCTGATGCCTCTTGCCGAGAGCAGGTCGAGTATGTTTTCGAGGTGGGTTTCGTAGAGGGCTGAGGCTTTCTGGATTCGGCGGCGTTCCGCAATGTTGTATGGGCGTATGCTGTCGTACATTCGGGTTTTCTTCTTCTAGTCGTTGTTGTAGCTTGGCGAGGCCGCCTCCGACACCGCATGTGTGGCAGTACCAGACGCCCTTATCAAGGTTGATGCTCATGGAGGGCTGGTGGTCGTCGTGAAACGGGCAGAGGATGTGTTGCTCGTTTCTGGACGGGTTGTAGCGGATGTGATACTGGTCGAGGAGGCGGCAGGTGTCAGAGGTGTGGGAGGAGTTCTGCGAGGGTTGATACCACATAGGCTTCACTCCACGGCTTGTTGCGCTGTTTTATCACTACGAGTCCGATGGTGGACTGGTTTTCGCGGTTTCGGTGTGTTTCGTAGTTGCGTGCCTCACTAGTGGCTTCTTTCACGAATTGTGCTAGGTGTTGTTGGCCGGCTTTCGCTTCGATCACATAGGTTTTGTGGCCGGTTTGGAGGATGAGGTCGCCTTCGTCTTCACGGCCGTTGAGGTGTAGCCGTTCTATATCGTGGCCGGTGTTGCGTAACTGGTGGAGGAGCCGGGTTTCCCATTCTGCGCCGGCCCGCCGGTTGCGCGCCTGTTGTGTGGCCATAGTTTTTTAGAGTCCTTTGTGTGTTGCGGTCATGTTCCAGGGCTGTTTTTCGACGAGTGGCCCGAAGAATGTGTATTCGGGGTAGGCTCTGAGTCGTTCGTATCGGGTGCCGTCGGGGCTGGATTTGCCTGTGCGCTGTTTTAGCACGGCGATGCGTGCCTCGGCTGGTATCGATAGCCCGTTGCCATTATCCTCGCCACCATACAATGAGACTCCGAGGATGAGTTGTGGTTTTTCGGAGAGTCCGTTTTTGATTTCGCGCCGGGCGGGCGGGTGCTCGATGTCGGAGCCGGTTTTGTCGGTTGCGTGGTGGGTGACAATAATGGTGGAGCCAGTATCCCTACCCAATGCTGTGATCCATTGCATGGCTTCTTGCTGTGCCTGGTAGTCGGATTCGCAGTCTTGGATGTCCATCAAATTGTCGATAACAATGATGGGGGGGAAGTGGTTCCACATTTCCATGTAGGCTTGCAACTCCATGGTGATGTCTGTCCATGTGATGGGTGACTGGAATGAGAATGTGATGTGTTCGCCGTGGTGGATGCTGTCTCGATAATATTCTGGCCCGTAGTCGTCGATGTTGTGTTGTATCTGGGCGGTGGTGTGTTGGGTGTTGAGTGAGATGATTCGCGTGGAGGCCTCCCAGGGTGTCATGTCCCCTGATATGTAGAGGGCGGGCTGGTTGAGCATGGCGGTGATGAACATGGCTAGCCCTGATTTTTGGCTGCCTGAGCGCCCCGCGATCATGACGAGATCCCCTTTGTGGATGTGCATGTCCAGGTTGCGGTAGAGGGGTTCTAGTTGTGGTATACGGGGCAGCTCGGCTGCGGTTTGGGAGGCTCTCTCGAAGGATCGTTGTAGAGAGAGCATCGGGACCTTATCTATCTATCGGTTGGATGTGTATTGGTGGTCAGATGGAGTCGATGTCTACATCGTCGCCGGTGTCTGTGTTGGGTGTGGGCTGGCTGTCTCGCCGGTCGACATAGGCTGCTACGAGGTCGTAGATGGCATCATCTAATGGTTTGAGGATGACGGCGTTGAAACCGTTTTTGGTGCGCACTGTGGCGAGTTTGAAGGCCTGCTCCTCGCCAAGGTAGGTTTCGAGTTCGCGGATCATGGAGTGTGGGCGGTCGTTGTTGCCGCGCGCTTTCTCAATAATAGCGTTGGGGATGGTTTCTGGAGTGCCGTTGTTGAGGTCGTCGAGTGTGTGGAAGATAGTAACGTCGGCGTAAATACGGTCTGCGACCTGTCCACCGTAGCCTTCGGTGTTGTGCTCCACGTCGTGGACTTTGAAGGCGATGGCGGTGGCGTCCTGGTTTTTGGACGGGTTGAAGAAGGTGCTGCTGTTGTTGTTGCGGTAGTTGGCGAGTCCCATAACTTGGTTTTCCTTTACTGTTTGTTTTTGTTGGTTTGTGTCGGTTTTATCGGGTGAGGCTGTTTCGTTTGCTGCGGAAAGCCTCGGAAACGTCACTGTTACTGGTGATGATCTTTTTGTACTGTTTGAGTAGATCGGCTAGCTGTGCCTTGCTTGTTGCTTTGTTGATTTTGTTGATGATGATGTCGTTTTCTTTGGATGCGATGTTGTCTACATAGTTTTTGGAGGCCTGGTTGTATCGGTCTTGGAGGATGATGGATGCGCTCGCTACGAGTGTTGCGAGGTCCCAGTCTTTGGAGACGGTGTTGTCTTTGAGTCCGCCTAGCAGGTCGATGATGGCCTGTTTTGTCTGCTCGGCTGTGTCTCCGCGGATGACGGTCCAGGGTGCGGCGTAGTCACCACCGTATTTGAGTGTGATAGTCAGCCTTTCGCTGTCTGTGGTGTGCTCGTCGGTCATTTGATGTCCTTTTCTTTATGGTCTGTTTCTGATGGCTGTACGGTGGTTTCTATCGGGTATCTGTACGAGTTTTTGCCGTTGACGGCCCAGCAGGCGTCTTGTACTGGGCATCCTTTGCAGAGGGCTGTGACGTGTGGGACGAAGATTCCTTGGCTGATTCCTTTCATTGCTTGACTGTACATGGATGATACATGCCGGTAGGTGTTGTTGTCAAGGTCGTACAGTTCGGTTGCTGTGCCCTGGATTTGGGTTGTGGTGTTGTTGCGGCTGGTGCCGGGTGTCCAAAACATTCCTTTCGTGACATGGATGTTATGTTGGGCGAGCATGTACCGGTAGGTGTGCAGCTGCATGCTGTCTGCTGGTAGGCGTCCGGTTTTGAGGTCGAGGATGAAGGTTTCGCCGGTGTCGGTGTCAGTGAAGATTCGGTCAATATATCCGACTATTTGTGTGTCATCGTCGAGGATGGTTTCGACCGGGTATTCGATGCCGGGCTCGCCATCAAGGGTGGCGGTGATGTATTCTGGGTGGTTGCTCCTCCACGTTTTCCAGCGGTCAAGGAAGATGGGGCCGTAGTGCATCCACCAGTCGTAGTCTTTCTTGTGTGGCCCGCCTGATTCGCACACGTTTTTGCACACGCGCCCTGATGGTTTGATTTCGGTGCCTTCTGATTCGACGAGGGCTACTTGTGTGGCGAAAACGTTTTTGAAGGATGCGAGTTTGTCTGGCAGTGCAGGGTATTCGGCGGTGTTGTGCAGGTGGAGGTCGTACTGTTCGGTGATGTGGTGTATGGCGCTTCCGGCGATGGTTGCATACCAGGTGTGGTGTTGGGCGTGGTAGCCGTGGGATAGGCGCCATTTTTCTCCGCATTCGGCCCACTGCGTGAGTGAGCTGTAGGAGATGTGGCCTGGATGGTTGATGGTTTTCGAATATTGTGCTAGAGGCATTACTTGTCGCTTTTGTTCCATGGGTTGCGGGTGTCTTGGCCGACCTGGTGTTGCTGGTAGGCGAGGAGTACGAGGCAGTGCCATGCTGCGTGCGCTAGATGCGGTAGCCCGGATTCGTGGTCGAGGTTGTTGCCTTGCTGCCATGATAGTAGATGCCGGTAGAGGGCGTCGACACTGTGGCTCCACGGGTATCCTCCGGTCCAGTTGTCGTCGCCGTATTTGGTGGCACCGTATCCAGCTACTTCGCCGAGGGTGTGTAGGGATGCGGGGTCGATGAGGGAGAGCCGGCAGAGTTTCAATTCTTTTTTGGCGCCAGTGTTGGGGTCGGTGTACATGCGGGTTGGCTCATCCATGGGGGTGTGCGCCTTTCTTGGTGGGTTACTGGTTGTTGTCGTGGGCTAGGGCGACGGCGAGAATAATGATGGCGAGGGTTTCAGCGATCAGGATGGGTGTTGTGATCATTGGTGGTCTTTGGGCTGGTAGGTGAGGGTTGATGCACCCAGGAGGGTGGCGAGGGCGCATGCGGCAATGATGGCGAGGGCGGCTTTGTGGCTGGTGCCGGTGGCGTACATCCATGTGATAATACCGCCTTGGATCCAGGCCAGGCTGGTGAAGAACGTTTCGTAGCTGTGCAACTCGATACTGTTGGGTGTGTCCATGCTTGCTCCTGAAGAATGGTGTTGATGGTTTTATAAATGTTGTACAGGTCGGTTTCGATAGATAACAGTTGGTGGATTTCGTGGTCGAGGTTGATGTCTAGGTTGAGGGTGTTGATGCGGGATGCAATATCGGTGGCTGTGCGTAGTGTGCCGCCGGTGTTGTGAATAATGTGTGCCGTGTCGGCGAGTCCGGTGGTGACAGCGTAGTGGGAGAGGAGAGGCATAGCGGGGATGCTCCTTGGCTGGTTACTGTTGCGGGTTGATGTTGAGGTCGGTGACGTTGGGGTGGTCTTCTGTTCCTGTGACGAGGCAGTGGACGGTGACGGGAAGCTTGGATGCTCCCGACTGTTTCATGGTTGCGCCGTAGACGATGCTGAACATGTCTTTGCCAATAATTTTGTGGAGTTGGAGGTCGATGTCCGGGTTGCCGTTCCAGTTGACGCCTTGTGCGGCGGCTTTCTGTTCGGCTTTGCGGTTGCAGGTGTGTGCTGCCGTAATCATGGTGAGTCCGGTTGCGGTTTCTTCACCCCTTGCTTGGGCTTGCTGGTGGGTTTTCTGTTGTTCGGCTTGTAGGGAGCGGACTGCTGCGGCCTGCTTGGCTGCTTTTTCGGCTTTGCGCTGCTGGGCGGTTTCAGGTGTCCATGTGGTGTTGGCTGTGGTGGCTTGTGGAGCTGGCTGTGATGCGAGTGGCGGGTTGTCGTCGGGTGCAGGGAGGAAAGAGCATGCGGCGATGATGGCGGCTGTGATTCCGGCGATGGTGTAGCCGTTTTTCTTGTTCATGACTGTTGTCCCCTTTCTGGGGTGTTGTTCGTTGCTGACATGATCAATCATGGTGTGGGCGGCAGCCTGTGTCAAGTGTGCGCTCAACGATTGTGAGCGTTTCCTGTGTGGCTAGGGGTTTTATCGGGCGCACAGGGTGAGTAGGTGTCCTATGTTGATGCGGCTCACATTCCAGTAGAGTTGTGTGGCTTCACCGCTGGTGAGCGGCTTCCACTCGTTGTGGCTGTACGCGGTACCGTCGGATGCGATGAATGTATTGGGGCGTAGCTTGTGGAGTTCGGCTTCCACACTCTGCCGATAGGCTTCGGCTAGGCCCTCAAAGTCCAGGTGGTCGCAGTGGAGGTTTTCGAGGCGTGTCAGGTCGAAGGGTGTGGGGCAGTCGTAACTGGCGGGGGCGTAGAGCTGGGTGAAATGGTTTGCGATCTTTTGCATCATGATTTCTTTTCTAGTGTGGTGGGTTGATAGTTTTATCGGGTGGATGCGACAAGGATGGCGTCCACGTCGATCATGTCGATGAGATCGTGGAGTTCCTCGGCCTCATTCTCAGATAGGTGGCGCCAGTCGTAGTCGCCGTACACGGCGCCGTCGAGGGTGACAGCCCACAGGGGCCGGATGAGCCGTATGGCTTCTTGTACTTTAGCGTGGTACATGCGGCGCACCATATCCTGATCGATGTCGTCTGAATGGTTTCCGGTGAGGCTGTGGAGGCTGAGCGGGTCGATTTCTGTCTGCCCGTAGAGGCTGGTGAATGATGGTGTGATGAGTGTGTCACCCATGGGGGGTGCTCCTTTCTGGATTGTTTGGGGTTGGTTGTTGTGGTTTCTAGGGTGTGTAGGTTGTGACCCACAGTCAAGGCTGCGCTCAATCCGGTTGAGCGTTTGGCGTGTGTGGTATAGGGTGTGCCCTATCTCACTTAAGCCTTTATTGCCCCTCTCAGCGTCTCAAATCTTCTAGGGGTAGGATTATATAGGGTTGGCCCTGCTGATCGATTCTAGGGTCCTTCTAGAGCGTCTCAAGGGTATGTCTGGATGATAGCAGCTGTGGCAGATGATCTAACGGGTCGAGATAGGCCTGCCTTGCAGAGGTTGAGGTGCCTTATTTAGACATGGGATCTACACCTCATAGTGTGTGAGATAGATCACATGAGCATAACGTGATATACACTCAAGAGAACTTCCAGCTAATCTGGCGTGGAGGGTGTAGCCAAGAAATGCCGTTTAAAGCCTTCGCACGGCGCCTAGGAGCGCCTTACAGTGTGGGGGCTAGGTACTTATACCCCCAGCATATTCTGATCGATTCTAGACGCCTACAGGAGCCTAATACACGATCAACCATCTCGGCAGAGATCATCAGCCCCTATCATGGTTAGCTAAGCCTCAACTATGTGGACCGTGTGGGATGCCGTGAGGGAAGAAAGACACGGTAAAAGAAAGAGGGGGAGCATCAGTCTTCACACCTTCAAGCCTTAAGGTCTTAGCGCTGAGCACTTAGCACCGAGCCCTTGAGGGGCTCGGCATCAGCCCGAGCAGGCTCAGCCTTAGCAAGTACTCGAAAGCCTGAGGGAATACCGTCAGCACTGATGGGCCTAGCGTGTTCGGAAAGGACACAGGAGTACAGTGTGAGAGCTGTCCGGGGGTGAAACCCGTTCTGGCTAGGGGTTTCAGCCTTAACCACCTGTAAAGGTTACAAGACTCTAAGAAAATTTAAGGAAAAGTTTAGGTTTGATTTTTGGACCTTTACCACCAAAAACACCCGTTTACACCCCTCAAACCCGCCTATAGAGCCAAACGATGGTGTTGAGGGTATCTCTACCTAGTGTGATAGGCTGGACAGGTAGCCAGCTGGACGTAAGGCCGAAATCCGCTGACGCGGATTTCACCCTTATATCCATCAGTCTACCAAACACTTTAAAGCTTCAAGGCTAAGCGCTAAGCCCTTAAGACTTTAACGCTTAGCACTTAAGGTTATAAGTAAACTTTAAAGCTTTAAAGTCTTAAAGTACATATATAACCTTAACACCTAAGTTAAGTATAAAACCTTAAAGGCTAAGCACTTAAGGATATAAACTTCACATCAGTGTTTAAGACTTTAAAACTGAAAGTAATTATTAATACTTAAAGGCTTATAAGCTTTAATACTTTAAGTAACTATAAGACTTTAAAGACCTTAAGTACTTAAAGTTAACCATCAGTCTTAAACTTTAATATTATAACCTACAAGTCTTAAAGCTTATAGGTTATAATATAATATAAGTTATAAAAGTTTTAGAAGAGCTAAGGGGTTAACTTCTTTACTTCTCTACTCTCTTTGGTACTTTCTCTCTTCTCTTCTTTTCTTCATCAGGGGAGAAGAGGAACCTTTACCATCAACACTGATGGACTTTTCACCGTGTGGATCGTGTGCTTCTGGTCGCACGCTCCCATCGCACACTCACCACACTCTTACACCCGTGTCCTTTCAGGCTTGGCGTGTTCGGTTGAAGGCGTACGGCGTGTCACGCCAACACCCTTAACACCGGGTGAGACTTAAAGTGTATATTATATGTAGAAGAGTTTAAAGCTGATAGGGTGTTCCTGCTTAGCCTGTGTCCTACACCGCTAGGCGCCAAGCGCTAAGCCTTAAAACGCAAACACACACCCACCCCCATTTTTCTTCCGTGTCTTTCTTCTTTTGACACCGCTGGGGGGCGATGTGATCTTTCTCACACCCGTGGGGGGTAGTGGAGAAAACAACCACCCTACCACAAACAGAACACCCCCTCAAACGCACAAAACAGTGCCTAGGATCGACTAGCAGGGCAAGGGTAAGGTATTCATACCCTCAACGGTTTCCAGGCCGTTACAGGAGCAATGAGAGGCTTACAGGCTACCATAGGTGATCGGGGGACGTGATGGCACACACCAACCGCACCGCATCATCAGCCCACCGTCGCTGGCGGCAACGACTCATCACCCAAGCCCAACAACAAGGCCAAACCACCTGCCCACTCTGCGGAGCCACCATCACCTGGGACACGCACGACCTGCCAACCAGCCCCGAAGCCGACCACATCACACCCGTCAGCAGGGGAGGACTCAACACCCTCGATAACGGGCAAATCATCTGCAGAACATGCAACAGAAGCAAAGGCAATCGCAGTGAACCAAACATCAAATTCCAACAACAAACCACAAAAACCTTGATTCCATGGTGACAAACCCGCCAACCCCCACCGGGGACACCCCCTGCACAGGCGTGCAAGACCTCGTACGGCTT